GGAAATTACAGGTCATTTAAATTCAGAAGGTACTATTGATTGTTTGAATAATTATATTGCTTTGGCAGCTGATAGTACAGGTCTCCAAAATAAATCTGGAAAGGATGTTACACCTAGATCTCTTATTGGAATATCATTAAAGAAACTTGGAACTAATGTTAATTTTAAAATTATGAACGCACCTGGAGTGGAACGTCTTAAAAAAGCCCAAGGTGTTATTTTTAATAAAACTCTTACCGTAAATGATCTTACCTCTTTTTCTGCTATGGATGTTTATCTCATCTATGGAACTAGAGGTAGGTATACAAGTTTTCAGGCAAGAAATTTTGCAGGACAAAATGCTGGTGACTGGAAGTTAGAATTGAAAGGTGAGTATGCAGCACAAGGTAAGATTCAAGGACAGGTTATGAGGGATCTTCTTACTGCTGCACATAAATCAAACTCTCTTGGGAGTCCTCCACCAGATGAACCTAAATTTAGTGATTGTAAACCTAATGCAACTCAAAAGACAAAAATTACAAATGAAATTTATACACTATTAAAGAAATATCAAGCAAAAGATTTCAGTACTAAAACAACAGATGCTACAGCAATGAAGGGAAGAATTAATGGTATGGATGCATCTTGGAGGTACAGTAAGTTATCAGGATTGAGATTATTGGATTGGTTGTGTGGACTTGGTGCTGGAAGAGCAAGTAGAGCTATGAAAGAAATGTATTTGTATGCTTCTTCCCAGACTGATAAGTCTTCTACGTACTATAAGTTATACTAGGGACACCCTATAAACTGGCACTATGAGACCAACAACTGCCTGTGGATGCAGTATAATATGGGTATCGGAAGAGGATCCCATGCCAAACAAGCACCTAGAACATCCAGAAGATTCTATCCTAGATGGTCGTAGGGTTGCTCTACGTGCTGTAAAAGAACTAATTACCATACAGAATCTATCTGTTAAATGGGATGGTGCTCCTGCTATTGTATTTGGTATGACCAACGGATCATTCTTTGTTGGTACTAAGTCAGTATTTAATAAGAGAAGACCAAAGATTAACAGATGTCCAGAAGATATTGATAAGAATCATAAGGGTGTTGTTGCAGATATTCTCCGCTTATGTTACCGTCACCTTCCTAGAGTGAATGGTATCTATCAGGCAGATTGGATTGGTGTAGGGGGTGGTCAGATATATCAACCTAATACTATTGAGTATAGATTTAAAGAACCAATATACAGTAAGATAATTGTTGCTCCGCATACTTCTTATACAGAATTAAGTCCTGATGCTGAAGCAAAGATTGGTGTGACTTTAAAATCATCTGATGAATGTTATATGGTGGACACTAATAATGCAGAAGTTATTCCACCATTAGGTTGGAAGCATTTATTGAAGGTTTTACCTAGTGTTGTACGAGCCAAAGTACCTTCATCACGTGTAGAAATAGCAAAATATATTAATTCATACATTAGAAGTGGTGAGGTTCCGCGTTCTGAGGAAATGTACTCACAGTTAGATGCTAAATATAAGGGAGAAGTTAATGTCCATACCTTTAAGGCATGGCATTTAATATCACAACTGAAACATCGTCTACTTGATGCGATTGTTGTTAAAGGAAATGCTGAATGTTTTATTAATAATGAACCTTCCAATCATGAAGGGTTCGTGACCGTTTCTGATAACCCATACAAGATCGTAGATAGACTGACCTTTAGTAAAGCAAACTTCAACTTAGATAAAAATTGGACGCATGAAAAAGTTTAGCTCTTTCCTAAACGAGGCACAAAAATCTTATGCTGCTCAAGAAGCAGAAAGATTGCAGCTTACTCACGTAGGATATGGTAAATATGCTGATGTGAGGGGTAATGTAACTCACATGAGTAAGGCAGGAAAGTTAATTAAACTTACTCCACAAGAACAAGGAGGAGGACAACAAGGTGGACAAGAAGATGAGGGAGGTGGCGAGAATAAGGTCGATCAAGGTGACATATCTATTACATTTGGAAGATTTAATCCACCTACTATTGGACATGAAGCATTAGTTAAGAAAGTAGCACAGGCTGCAAAGGGTGGAGAGTATAGAATTTATCCATCAAGATCACAGGATCCTAAAAAGAATCCATTAGATCCTGGTGCTAAGATTAAATTTATGAAGCAAGCATATCCTGATCATTCTGCACGTATAATGAATAGTGAGGACATGCGTACTATTTTTGATGTTCTTACTGCAATAGATGGTGAAGGATATAGTGGTGTTAATATTGTAGTTGGTGGTGACAGAGTTAGTGAGTTTACTTCATTAGCAACTAAGTATAATGGTAAACTTTATAATTTTGAGAACCTTAATATAGTATCTGCTGGTGATAGAGACCCTGATGCAGATGGTGTTGAAGGTATGTCTGCATCTAAACTACGTAAGGCAGCAGCAGATGATGATTATGAGAGTTTTAAAAAGGGATGTCCTAAACCATTAGGTAAGAAAGGATGTGAGGAGTTATATGCTGCTGTACAACAGTCCATGTCAGTAGAAGTATCAGAAGATTTTAATGAAGTTTCCTATCAGTTATATGAAATTGCACCTAAATTAGATCCGAAAGGTTTGCGTGAAGCATACTTTGAACAAGGTTTGTTTGGTGTAGGAACTTATGTCGAGAACGTCAACACAGGGATCGTTTCTAAAATTGTTAGTCGTGGTAGCAATTACGTCATCTCTATTGATGAGCATGAGTATATTTTTCGTACTTGGTTAAAGGATCTTGTAGAGGTTAATGATATAAAATTCTTTAATTGGAAACCTGCTGGTGAGATTGGTACTAAAGAGTTGGATGATTATGTACGTAAACTAACTCCAGGCGAATTCATTAGGAAGATAAATAAAAATAACAAGACAGCTACTCCCATAGGATTAAGATGATCGATACTAGAAACAACCTACCTGACATGTCCGATGCCTATGCCAAGGTAGTCGAAGAAGGTAAAAAGAAAGACCGTTGGCAAGATGACGATGGTGACGGTAAATGGTATGAAAAAAGTGATGTAGATGGTAAGATCTCTAAGAGGGAGAAGGAGGAGAAGAAGAAAAATCAAAAGGAAGAAGTAGAAAAAGTTGAAGAAGCGATGCTTTTAACTCGTGCTGACAAGAAAGGTAACACACCTGCTTGGCAGAACAGAGATAAGAAAAATCCTAAGACTGGTAAGCCAATCTATAAGAAAGCAGATCATCTTAAGAATGAAGAAGCAGAGATTGAAAAACTTAAGAAGATGGAATTATTTTCTGATGAAGAGATTCAATCTATAGTTGACAAGATGGACTTTACTACGGAGGAGTGATGCTCAGTTTTAAAGAACTATCCGAAAGGAAAACTAAGATTAAAATTAATCCTAAACAGGATGATCTTAAAGAGAAGATCAAACATCCTGATGATTGTGATTGTAAAGTCTGTGAAGAAAAGAATGAGGGTACAGAAAAGGATGTAGCAACGAATGAGGAGACTGGGTGTTCAACTAAGTCTAAAAAAAGTAAAAAGGATTCATTTGTATCAGTAGGTACTCCTTCTCCAACTAGAGAAGAAGTTGAAATTGATGAAGAAAGAGCAGCACGTAAGATGAATGTGCGTACCAAAGGTACTATCAAGAAACAGATTGCAAAAGATGCTGCTGCTGAAGCAAAGAGAAGAGAGAAGAAGACTGGTGAGTATGCTGAGAAACCTAAGAAGAGACCTTCTTTAAAGAAACCATCTCAACTTACTAAGGTTACAGGTACATCAAAACCAGAACCTAAGAAGGAAGCACCAAAGCCTAAGGCAAAACCTGCTGCAAAGAAAGCAGCACCTAAACCCAAGGCAAAACCTGTTGCTGCTGTTAAGAAGGTAACACCAAAGGCTGCTCCTAAGAAGTCAGCACCTAAAGCAAAGGCAAAACCTGCTCCTAAACCTGCACCTAAGAAGGCTGCTCCTAAACCTGCTGCTAAGAAAGAAGCACCTAAGAAGGAAGCACCTAAAAAATCTGGTGTTAGTGATAGAGTAAGAGATGCTATTAAGAAAGGTGTTAAGAGACATCGTAAAGCAACTCAAGGTGCTAGAGTATTTGGTAAAGGATTTGCTAGAGGTGTTAAAGATACTGTCAAGTTTGCTGGTAAAGTTAAGAAGGCAGTTGTTGGTGAAGAGAAATTAACCTTTAAACAATTTGTAAATGTACAAGAAGCAGATATTGCTGATATTCTTGCACGTTTAGAGAAGAAGAGAATTAGTAAGGGTGGTAACCCAGATGATTCTCCTTTACCTGCTATGAAAAAGTATCATGCAGATAAGAAAAAGAAGGTAAAGAAAGAAGAAGTAGAGTATGAAATAGATGAAGCAACTCGTCTTAAGAAAGAGAAGGGTTACGACAAAGGTGGTACAAAAAAACCTTCTGGAAAAAAGGATGCAGCACTAGCAGCAGTTCTAGCTAAAATTAAGAAAGAACATGGTGCTGGTGCAGTTATAGGACAAGGTAGCAGACAACAGAAGAAAGTAAAGGGTGCTAAGTCTACTGCTGGTACTGGAAAGTACAAGAAGGCAGCAGATAATAAGAAGCAAACTGCTTCTGATGCTAAGAAGCGTGGATTCAGTAATGTCCAAAATTATGTTGATACCATGGCTCGCTATGGTGGAAAATCTAACTATGATAAAGGACGTGGACTTGGAACTTAACGAATTAGATAGTGCTCAATGGAGCAAAGGAATAAAGCATGAGCTTTTGACTAGATCTAGAAAAGCTCATCAAGCAGCAAAGGATAAGGAAGCAGAAAAGAAGAAGAAATCTTTTAAGGATTTCCAATCTCAAGGTGCAGATGCTAAAAAGAAAATTCGTTTTTATGACAAGAAAGGTAAAGGTTACATAGTGAAAGGTAAAAAGAAGTACGACTGATATATAAATTAGTTGCAATTTAAATAATGACATTACCAAAGGAAGTCATCTTAGAGGCACTTAGGTGTTGTAGAGATGTGTATCCTCATAAAGATGACTTTCTAGTGAGTAGAAAGTGTGAAGGACATACCATCCTTGCTGTAGAAGGAACTAATGAGACAACAGATTGGGTAACTAATCTGAAGTTTTTGATTAAAAGGGATGATTGTCACAGAGGTTTTAGGAATAATGCTAACAGAACATTAGCATCACTAGTGATTGGTTACGAAGCATTAGATCCAAAAAGAAAATTAGTAATAGCAGGTCACTCTCTGGGTGGTGCTACTGCTACACTTATTGCTGATGCCTTATGGGAAGCAGGGAATAAGAATATAGGATTAGTTACTGCTGGTTCACCAAGACCAGGTGGACGTAGATTACGTAGGAGACTTAAAGGTCTTGAACATTACCGTTTTGTGCATGGTGATGACATTGTTCCAGGGACTCCTCCTTGGTTGGCTGGCTATGTACACACTCATCCAGTTATTAAATT